GGCGGCGCTATTCTCCCTCATAAGGGGAGAACGGTAGACACGTGGCTACGATACTATCGTAGCACTGCGCCAATGGTACTTCTCGGTGACGAGAAGTTTTGGCCCGAGAGAATCTGAACACGACCCATTAGGGTTTGGTGAAAGAAACTCTGGACTCCTCAGTTTGCGACCGCAATAGGCCATATGCTGCCAGTCTTCCTCACACCCTCGGGTGGACGGAATAGTAACAGCCGACCTAACGCGGACGCGATCGACAGTTTGGTCAATCCAAAAGTATGACTCTTTGATAAAGTACTCATCGTACTCTACCGCAGGGCCGACTCCAGGACTTTTCGAACCAAATTGCCGGTGGCTCCTGTCTCGGACGACGCTAGCAGCTGCATTAAACTCATCTCTGAGATTAAGGCGTATACCAGCACGTACGAGGCGATTGTGAAGGCGAACGAAATCATGAGGTCCACGGCAGACATCTTTCTGATAACAGGGAGTAACCTCCTCACCATCAAATACATGCATGCCGCAAGACTCATAAAAACGAGAACCGACACTAAATGACTTATGTTCATTAACTGTAAACCCTGCCCACGTTAGAATTTCTAATGTAGACCCGTAGTCACAGTTACTGACAATCATGTCATCGCCATAAACAGAGGAAACGTCAGTGGTGCAAACAACGGATATTAAGGCATGAAAAATCATGCTCTCGAGTTCGAAAGTAAAGGCATTGCCCATACTGGAGAATTTTGAAAGCATGAACCTCAAACCCTTATATTCGGTGAACTTGCACCTAAGGTCGTCAAGAGCTTCAAACCACTCTCGTGGCAAAAGCAACTTGACGAGATTGACGCAAAGCGTATCACTAGCGCTACTCAAATCGATAGTCGAAAGGCCATCAGCTTGGGCAGAACTAGCGAGATCTTGATTGATCGTCTGGTCATCAAGATCAACGCCAAACCGCTTCAGACGCATTCTAATATAACGACCGAACCCCTGCTGAACGTAACCGTTCAACGTGGGCTCCGCCGCTATAGGTCGATGCGTCTTAGCAGTCTTGGGCACCATCACCATACGGTTTGCCGAAACGATCTTTAAATCGCTAAGGGGACCGACGAGCGAGCCAAGGTAGTCATCTCCCGCAAGGGAGCGACAGACCCAGGGTATCGCGTCAAAGGTGACAGAAGGTCTACGAGATTTCTCGGCATGCGTGCTTCCTCGACGTAAGTCGAAGGTTGCACCGTTGCCGAACCGGCACAGTTCTGCTATCTTGTCGAAGTTTAGAGGTCCGAGTATCTGAGATATTTTACGCTGAACATCAAGAATAATGTTCGGCGCGACCGAGTAAGAACCGGTCGAAGCCTCAGAGTGGAGTCTTCTATTCGTCGAAAAGCATTGCTTCTCGGATTTCATCCAAGTGTCGAACGCTGAAAACTCGGGATTTACTCCTATGGCTTTTAACCCCTTCCACTTTCGTAGAAAGGAAACATAAGCATAATCTTTCGTAAACTGTTCTCTTGAACTGTACGTATTAGGATTGATATCGTAGTTGACATAGTCAAGAACGTTATCAAAGCTAATACTCGGGGAGAGGCGCGTCCGCAAAACTCTCATCGCTGAGAGTTCGACATCATCACGATGTTGCAGGCTCTTCATAGAGTGATCCTTACGGATTACTGAATGTAGGTCAACGTTTCCACGACGGCCACCACTTGGGCGTCCGCGAGGCTGTTGGCCATCATCTTCCGCAAATCTTTGCGGTTTTGAAGAGATGCGCGCTCAGGCATGACAAACTCCGAAAAGGAGCGGCAAATGTAACTCACCGTAGGTGCAGGAGCAATACCAGAGACAGTGTTATTAGACACCGTCTCCAGGATTGGTTCATGCAACGCGATGCGAGCACGTGCCGTACGACCTTCCGAAGATTGCCGGGCCGCTGGGGCAGAGGGCTTGACGAGCTCGATAGAGATCTTCCAAAATCCAATAGCATTGGATTGAGATTGATCTTCGAACCAGAACAAGCCGTTCTTGTCCCTCCCGACGGGAATGAAGGTGTGATTTACTGGTGTTCCCAGTGCGTCCGCGAGGACGATATTGGATGCCATTAAGGACCCTAGAAAGTTCACCGATCTCACGAAAGGTGTAAAGGCTCGATCACTCGAGTCATGATTAGCGCCTGCCGAGCAGCGTCCCAAGAAGGGCAGCTGCCGAAAGCATGCGAGACGAACCCATGTCAACGCCAAAAGAGGGTAGCGTTGGCGCGGGATATGAAGCTAAGACCGTCCGTTCAATGTTGGTGCTTTTGATATTACCCTTCCAGATACTGGAATGGGAAATCTCGCCGGCACCTACACCTACATCGGATATTCCACACTTCACTTCACCCACAGCAAGTCTAGTTCTGTAACCAGATCTGAACTTGTTGTCATTTATGAGATAGGTCTCATAATTACGGAGGTAACCTCCTACATTATAAAACCAATCAAAAACAAATGACAAAGGTGTGAGTTCCCAGGCGATGCTAACGGGATTCAACGAACTCCAGCGGCTGAGATCAAACTGTTCAGTACGTAAATCTAACCCGTAAGTGACGGAAACCTTTACAGGTTTTGATCCGCCTTCTACGGGGAAATTTACGCTGCCCAAACAGGTGTTCAGATTCACTGTTGTAGGAAAGTAGAAACCCGAAGCTCGTACCCGGTACCTTTGCGTCTTGTTGATTACCATCCTCAGGTTCTCATCCGCAATGCCGAAAATGGAAGACAACAATGGCTTAATACCATATGTATAAGTCAACCACGCTTTCGACGCTGCGCGAATCGGACCAAACCTCTTTACAAAGGTTGAAGTATAATCAACAGCTTGCTCACTAAGCTTTAGCATCTTCAACGTCTTACCCATCTCAGCTAGATCAATCGACAGATCAAGATCGCCGCGAGTCTGACTAGTCAGTTTCTCGAGCGCCTGATTCTGCAGAGGGTTCCAGTCAAAGACAGGTTGGTACGTTGCACCGCTAATAGCCGTGTTGAGAGCAAAACCGTTAGCCGTCTCGATGTCCTTATTCAGATAAAGATAAGTCGCATTGTGTTGCAGAGCAATACGTTGCGCATTAAAATTATATGCATGTAAGGGCATCGGTTTGGTTTTCGGCCGCGGACCGGTGTAACCAGTTTGTGACCGAATGACAAAAGAACTCGAACTCTGCAGGATAGAATCATAGTAAACGTATCCGTCTTCACGGACACGCCTATGTCTCCACTCTGCAGGCACTCGAATGGAAATGTCCTTCATCACAACTCCTTTCTGGTGGTTACAAAAGATAGATTCTCTCACGAGAACCTCGCTCGGACGAGTAATATGACACGTTGTCAACTTACCTAGTTCTAGAAAAGAACGAAGTAAGGCGACTCAGCATCAGCGTGCTCTAAGACTCATGTGCTTCACAGCAATGAGCCTCCGAGGGTAAGAAAGGTCGTCTTTTCATTTACCGAGAAGATCTTGGTTTTTAACGATCAACCTGTGCAACTCAGACATCTCGTCGCCGTCCAATACGTCGGACAGAGAGAAATCAATCAGTTTCAAACAATCGCTTGTTGAAAGAAGATTGGTTCCTTCCTCTTCGTTGACGAAACGGTTAGCTGCGACAAGAAGTCTGACTACACATGTAGAAAGTTTCGAAACCATGAAACACTCCGGTAAAAGAGGGACG